CCGCCCGTTACGATCCGCAACACAATCCGCCATGCAATCCTCGCATGCCGCTATGCGCCCGGCGCTTGACAACCGAAACACCCGGTGTATCCTCGATCCCATGACCATCGTTCGCTACATCGCCCGCTTGGGCGGGCCTGCCGCCGCCGCGCGGCTGTTTTGCTGCTCGCCGCAGGCGATCTCAAACTGGATCCGCCGCCGCGCGATACCGCGCTCGCGGCATCTGGAGGCGGTCAGGATCGCGGAGCGGGCGGGGTTCTTCATCAACCCGGAGACCATGCAATGAGTACTGGCCTATATCGCCGCGTCGCGCTGGCGGTTCACGATGCAAGGACGATGACCGGCGCACAGATCCGAGACCTGTTCTACGATGTCGAGATCGTCACGCTCACGAACGCCGTCCGCAACGCCATAAGCGAGGGCTATATCTCCGGTCCGATCTCATACTCGATGCGGCTTGATGCCGTGTTCAAGGCGCGCCGCGCACCCGCCGCGAAGGCGCGCACCGGCCCGGTGCCTCTGATGCTCGCCGACACGCCGCCGGTCGTGCAGCAGCGCAACTACCCAGCCGTCCGCGCGTCGCGCGACGACCGCCCGGTCCCTGATCGCTCGCACCTGCTGCCCCAGCTGATGGGCGACGCGCTCTACGAGGACGACGACCGACACGACGAACAAGGTGTCGTTGCCCATGATCAAAGCTCCATTCCAGGGTTGACGCGCATCGCAGCCTCCCAGAGCTCAAGCTCGCGCCGCGGGTACAGCACCTTGGCGCCGATCTTGACCCACGGCGGGCCTTTGCGATTGGCGGCGCATCGCCAGTTCCGCAGGGTCGCCATGCCGACGCGACCGCGCCACCGGTCGACGACTTCCTGGGGGCTCAGATACTCGGGGGGTTCGGGCTGCATGTTTCGATTTTAGCAACACCTCGCCCGCAGCGCAAGGGTCGCGCGGCCATCAGCCTGCTTTGATCCACAGCACCGGGCTGGCGCTGGCGACGCGCACGTTCTCGGTCATGCGGCCGTCCAGGCCCCGCAGATTGTAGGTGCCCGCATCGAAACCGCGGGACACGGCGGCCAAGTGCTGGGTGCCCTCGGCCGCTTTGACGATCGACACGCGTTCGAGCGCGTCGCCGGCGACGGCGGCTTGCGGCACGAAGAACAGCACCCAACCGTAGATCACCGCCGCCCTGTCCTCGCAGCGCACGGCCACCGTCTCGCGTGGCGGGTCGCCGATGGGATTGACCCGGCCAGCGCCCTTCTTGTCGTGGATCCGGCCGCCGGCGTCGACGACGCCGACGACGGGCACGCTGCGCGGCCCTTTGGGCAGCCGGACGCCGGCGCGCGCCAACACTTCGTTGACGTCGAGGGCGAGGATCTCAGCGATGCGCGCGGCCTCCTCCAGCTGCATCTTTCGGCGGCCGCTGAACGTCAGCGACATCGCCGCGCGGTCTATGCCGAGCAAGTTGGCCAGCTTGGCCTGCGAGATGTCCGCGTCGCGGACGCGATCTTGGAACCAGCGTTTGTCGACCATGATGCCCTCCTGGCAGGTAGTGTTGCGTTTTCCGGTACATATCGTCAAGACATGTAGGCGGTGCATTGACAAACCGTCGCGATTCTCGCAACATGGCAGCCATGCACAAACAAGCGCAAAGAATTGTTGACAAGTTCGGCGGGCCGCGGCGCCTCGCCTACGCCGCCGGGCTGGAACCCAGCCGCGTGTACCGCTGGCTCTACCCCAAGGACCGCGGCGGCACGGGCGGCATCATCCCGTCTGCGGCGGTGGCGCAGGTCCAGCAGGCCGCGATGGTGGCCAACGTCGCGTTGACGCCAGAGGATTGGGCCCCGTGATCGTCTTGGGCGTCGACCCAGGCATCAGCGGCGCGCTGGCGTTCCTCGAGGTTTCCGCAGGCCGCGTCGAGGTCGTGGACATGCCGACGATCGCCGCAGGCACGAACTCCAAGCGCGTGGTCGACGAGGCTTCGCTCGCGTCCTGCGTCGAGAACTACCGCGCCGGGATCGCCCACGCCTTCGTCGAGCGCGTCGGCGCGATGCCGGGCCAGGGCGTCACCTCCATGTTCTCGTTCGGCCGCTCGTTCGGCGTCGTGCTGGGCGTGCTGGCGGCCTTCCGCGTGCCCGTCACGCTGGTGCAGCCGCAACGCTGGAAGGCCGCGCTGTCCGTGCCGGCGGCGAAGGACGGCGCCCGTGCGCGCGCCTCGCAGCTGATGCCGGGCTTCTCCCGGCTGTGGCCACTGGTCAAGCACGATGGCCGGGCCGAGGCCGCCCTCATCGCCTACTACGGAGTAACGCATGGCCGCGGGTGACACGCTAGAGAAGGCCCTCGAGCTCGTCGGGGGCGAGCGCGCGAGGACGCACGGGGACAAGTACATCAACCACTCAAGGATCGCCGCGCTCTGGAACGCGTACCTCCACAACGCGGGCTGCGAGGTGGAGCTCGACCCGACCGACGTCGCGCTGATGATGGCGCTTCTCAAGATTGCGCGCACGCAGAGCGGCGGCGCGCACAACGAGGACAACTATGTCGACCTGGCGGGCTACGCGGGGGTCGCGGCAGAAACCGCCGCGACCGACCGCGCCGACGGCTGAAGATCTGCTCCAGCGCGAGCAGACGGAAGCTGTGGTCGAGGCCATGGCGGCCATTCTGCGCTCGCTTGTGCAATCCAACCCGGACGTCAAGGTGCGCGCGATCACGCGCATTGGACTCACCACCCTGGCTGTCGCCGCGGTGTCGGCATACGTCTTGAAACGATCTGAGCAAGAGGCCCGCGCGCGTGACGAACGGCCCGCTATTGACGGTTACCTCGCCTAGCCGCCCGCGCGCGCGCAAGCTGGCGATCCGCGCCGTTCCGATCCACCCCATACCGACCGCCCTGCCCGAGTACCTCGAGAAGATCGAGCGGTGGGAGCGCAGCCCGGCGGCGCGGCGCATCGCGGAGTACGTCGACAGCGGCGAGCTCCCGATGGTGCTGCCCGAGATGGGGTTCCACACGACCTTCGGCTACGCGAAGATCGAAAGCGCGATCGACACGCTGCGCCGCGAGCTCTTTCAGCAGCGCCGCGTGCGGCCGATCGTCTGGCACACGAAAAGCCCGCTGATCCGGTGGTGGAAAGAGGCGCTGGCCGAATGGCATCCGGTCGCGTTCTTCGCCGGCGCAAAGGCGCAGAAGTTCCGGTCGCATATGCTGCGATGGAACCAGTCGGCCAAGTGCCGCATGGCTGTCGCGCACTTCAACCTTCTGACCTCGGTCAACGTCTTTGAATGCTCGTTCACCAAGACGTTCGAGGTCGTTTTCTTCGATTTCCCGTTCAACACCTCCGTCGTGAAGCAGGCGATCGACCTGACGCTGCGCGACACGTCGTTCGGCATGGTCCACGTCGATTTCTATTGTGTCGCCGGCACGCTGGACGAGCGGGTCACCGAGGTAATGGTGCGGGAGATCACCGATCTGTACCAACGGCCGAAAACTTAGTGTTGCGTTAAACTCAACATGGTGATAGGTAAGCACTCCTAACTACCGAGGAACCCCATGATCACAGTCACGCTCAATTTCGCGACCCCGGAAGAGATGGTCGCGTTCTTCGGGCCGCGCATGGCGGCCGTCGCTGCCGGCGCGCCCGTTGTCGGCGCGTCGGCGCCCACGCCGGCGGCGCTCCCCGGCTTCCCGCCGCGGCGTAAGCCTGGCCGCCCGCCCAAGGTTCGGCCGACCGAGCAGGTCGTGGCCGACGCCGTGGCCGCGCCCGAGGCGCCGCTGCCGGCGGTCGACGAAGCGAAGATCGCCGAGGCGCAGGCCGAGGCCGACGCCGCGCCCGAGCCCGAGAAGGTCTGGACCGAGCCCGAGGTCCGCGAGGTCATGAAGATTTTCAACGAGAAGTTCGGGCTCGACGCGCTGCGGCTGGCGATCGTCGAGGCGACCGGCAAGAGCCGGCTGTCCGAGGTGCCGGTCGAGAGCTACGGCGCTCTGGTCGCGCGGTTGCGGCGCGAGATGGAAAAGGGGGCGGTGTGATGATGGTGTCGTTCGACCCGAATGCCGTCGTTCTGGCGGCGCTCAAGCAGCGCCTCGGCGACGTGGAGAAGTTCCTCGCCATCGAGGAAGCCGCCGAGCGCGGCGCTGACGTCAAGAAGATCGAGCGCTTGCGGGGCCACGCCCGGGCCTTGCGCGTCGTGATCCAGGAGCAGGAGGCGCGGGTATGAGCGGCCACGCGCGCCTCTCGCCATCGGCGTCGAAGATCTGGATGGCGTGCCCCGGTCAACCCGCGCTGGCCGCGACGGTCCGTGACGAGTCCTCGAGCCGGTACGCCGACGAGGGCACGGACGCGCACTGGCTGGCGCAGGGCATCATCACGGGCGAGTTCGTCGACACCTTCCACGCGCTCGTCGGCCCCAAGGGCAACGCGGTGACGCCCGCGATGCTCGAGGCTGTCATGGTCTACGTCGACGCGTGCCGCGCCGAGGTGCAGACCGGCGACGATTGGGGCGTGGAGCAGCGGCTCCAATACTCCGACGATGTGTGGGGCACGGCCGATTTTGTGCGCTACCGCCCGTCGACGGGCGAGCTCTTGGTGTGCGACTACAAGCACGGCATCGGCGTCGCCGTCGAGGTCGAGAACAACCCGCAGGCGCTGATCTACGGGCTGATGAAGGCGAAGAACCTCCGCAACCGCGGGATCTCGTCCGTCACCCTGATGATCGTGCAGCCCCGCTGCCCGCACCCGGACGGCCCGGTGCGCCGCTGGACGTTCCACGGCGTCGACTTCCTGGAGTTCGAGGACCGTCTGCTGGACGCGATCGCGGCGACGCGGTCGGTGGACGCGCCGCTCGCCGCCGGCGACCATTGCCGATGGTGCCCCGCGAAGCCGATCTGCCCGGCGCTGCGCGCGGCCACGCTCGAGCAGGCGCGGGCGGACTTTGCACCCGGGCTGCCCTATGACCCGGTGGCGCTGGCCGCCGCGCTCGACCAGATCCCGCTCCTTGAGACGTGGATCAAGGCGACGCGCGAGTTCGCCTACGAGCAGGCAATGAACGGCCGCGTGCCGGCGGGA